GCCCTGGTGCAACTGGCCAACCCCCTGCTTGCGTCCAAGGCGGACAACGTACAGGAGCCCACGACCAAGCCGAGCAAGATGCCGTTCGTCGGCGGACTGTTCCAGCCTGTGGAGGGCCGCGCCACACTCGACGGCGCCTACGAGCGGATGAAGGACATTGAGCAGGCCAAGGGCTCGCTCAACAAGCTCATCGAGGACGGGCGCATGGCAGACGCCAAGCTGTTCGCGCAGGAGTACGCAAACCGTCTGGCCTTGGCCGAGACTAGCGGGGCGCTGCAGAAGGAACTGGGTGAACTGGCCAAGCTGCGGCGTCAGGTGCGGGCTGCGCCCAACATGTCCACGGAGCGCAAGGACGAAATCCTGGCGCGTATCGACTCGGCAGAGCAGCGTATCGCCGCCCCCTTCATCGCGCTCTACGACCGGTATCAGCAATAGGCTTGCGGTAAAACAGGACGCCCTGCATACCGTTGTGGAGGCAGTACAAGGCTTGAGCGTCTAGCACGCGCACCTTGACTGCCTCCAGTAGCCCCGCCTCACGCGTGGCGTCGAGGTCTAGGGCAGGGATGAAAAACCCCTGCCCCTTCTCAAGCGTCGTCCACGGGAGTTTCACGCTCAACCCTGCGCCTGATGCACATGGCTCGGATGCGCATCTGTGGCCCCCTGGTGCGGGCCATCATGTCCTTGCGCATGTACGACACGGTGTAGCCGTCGATCTGCTCTAGTTGCTTCTTGAAGTCTTCGTAACCGAACGACATCGCCACGCAGTGTGAGCGGATGACCTGCTCCTCGATGAAGTAGTCCACGTACCCGGCTACCTCGATCTCGTGCTCCACGCGCCCCAAGACCTTGTTGCGCGTGATCGTCTGGTCGATGATCTCCCCACTGCCCAGCGCAGCCAACACCTTGCCGTCGCTCTTCTTGATCACGACGAACTGACCGTAGCTGTCGCGGGTGAAAGCGTTGAGCACATCCTCTGCCGTGCGCACACCGTTGCGCACCACGCGGCGGGCCTTGTCCACCATGCGCTTGAGACTCTTGATGATCTCCGCGACAGGCAGGTCGATGATGCCTGCGTACTTGGACGAGATGAGGATGGCGCTTGCGATCATCGCGCCGCAGCCACCGGCCCAGAAGCGCTCATCACCAGTCATCTGCCAGTCGCGCTTGATCATGGCGATGGTTTCCCGGGTCACGCGCTCAGCCGTCTCTTGGTTCTGCACGAGCCAACGCACGTAGGCTTCACCGGCCACACCGTAGTTCTCCTGCAAGACGCGGATGGTCTGCTCTTCTTCAGGCGTCCAGTTCAGCTTCTCCTCGGGCGTCCACTCCAGCATCCGCAGCAACTCGCCTTGGGAAGTATGCGCTCGCACACCGGCCATGTAGTCCTGCATGTGGGTGTTGGACGTGAAGAGCGCCAGGGTCGCCCATGACACGAGGTTGATGCGCTCGCGGTTGTGGTGAACCTCTGACTTCTCCTTGCCCTGGCCCTCGGACAGGTCGAACACCATGCCCGGGAACCACTCCATGTCGTGCCGCGACTTGTGCGTGATTTCGTCCGAAGTAAACGGTAGACTATTGAGGTTGCCAATCCGCTGCTGCATCGTAACGGGGGAGGTGCTTTTGCCTGTGCGATATCGCACCGGGTGACCCCACACCGAATTGAGCAGCGACAGCGCTAGGGATTTACCCGTACCCGACTGGGTTGAGCCTGCGTGGAACGTCAGGCAGGGCATCTGGGTGAAGCGCATGAGCGGGGCGCCGAAGGAGATGCACGAGATCGCCAACAGGTCGTACAACTCCCGCTTGATCAGCATCTGAGGGAAGCGCCGCCACTTCTCCAGGTTACCCGCCGAGCGCGTGATGCGGGTGATGTTCTGCAGGTCGGGCATGGGCACCGTGCGGGTGGTGCCGTCTTGCAGGTAAATCTTGCCGCTGTAGACGAAGGTGCCGTCCTCTTGCCATCCATACTGGCCAGGAATCTTGACGGTCTTCTTGTTGACGCTCGCTTCCTCGACGCAGGCCCGGACGTACTCGAACAGGTTCTTGTCGTTGCCTGACCCGTAGGAGGCCATGATGTTCTGCGCGGCCAGGGCCTTGATCAACTCGTCCTTGCTGACCGACGCCTTCTGTGGGAACAGGACATCCGCAGGCTTGCCTGGGCGGTGCGCAATCATGTGGACGGTGTGCTCGTTCTCCCGGTTCAGGATGTCCACCACGAACATGTCGTAGGGCAGGATCATGACCTGCTGCTTGCGCTTGTTCCCGTCCGCGTCCTCGACCATCTTCTCCACGTACACGCCGCCGTTGACTCCGTAGGCGTATCCCCTGGGGGGCGTAGGTCGTACCACCTTGATGGTGGGCGCATCGGGATCGTCCGGGTCAGCCGGGGTGATCTCCAGTTCCTTCTCCGACGTGTCGGCCATGACCTCCCGGCCCAGGGCCAGGGGATTGGTGATCTTGCCGAAGTGCTTGCAGTTCTGGCAAACGCCTGGGTTTTCGCTATCGAACTTGATGCAGGGATAGGGGCCTTTAATATCCCGCAGCTTGGCGTGCATCCGGTCTTCGTCGTACGGGTGCAGTTGGCTGAGCATGACTGCCGCCTTGTCCCCGTCCGCGCAGTACTTGGCCTGACTCAGCAGCCCGCGCCACAGCGGCTCCATGCCGTCGTCCTCGGCGTTCTCCACGTAGTGGGCCAACTGCGCGCAGCCGTCCCCGCTACTGGTGCGCTTCATGATCGTGCCGAAACGCACGACGCTGTTGGCCAGCATCTGCACGCCCGTCTTCGTGGCGTTGATCGGGCGCTTGCCGGGAAGCTCAAGCAGGGGTGCCGGGGTGGGCACGGCTGTGCCCAACAGGCTGCTGAGCTTAGCGAAGAACTCGTCAGCATCGAGGACCGCCGCGCCTTGCGACAGGACTTCCACCGGCCTGGGTTCGCCGTACTTCTTCTTGAAGTTCTTGGTGCCAGGGATGCGCAGCACCCGGGCGGCGTCCGCCGTGACCGTGTTGTCGATGGCCAGGGAGCGTTGCTTGCACAGGCGCTTGAACGCCTCGGCAATGGGCTTCCACTGGGCCACAGTCAGGGGCTTGTCGAATGGCCAGTAGCAGTGCAGCCCGCCGCCAGAGGCGACGATCCACGGGTTGCCATAGGCGTCCAGCCCAGTATCGGCTAGGAACGCGTCGAGTGCGGACTGAGCGGCCTCGCGGCTCTCGTACCCGTCCATGTCGATGAACAGGGACTTGATGTACTCGGCGTTGTCGGCGGTGCGCTTACCCCGATCCGCAAACGTAGCAAGCGCGAAATACACATCCTGCTGCCCCTCAAGCCAGCTTCGTGCGTGTGTGGGTATCTCAGCCAAGTCTTCGGTGAAGACGTGCTGTTTCTTGGGTGAGGAGAGTTCTGCCGCACAGTAATACCCGTGACCCGGAGACGGCAAAACCGCCGCTAAGAAATCTAGCGGTTCCATGAATGTCCCGAGTTATTCGTTGAAGGGCAGCGGCAGTTGGTTGGGGTTGGTACGCGCCCGTTCGTGCTCTTTGTCTCGCCCGCCGTTGTCCACGCGGTAGGCCAGTTCCACAATGACCTCAGAGGGCAACACGCCCGCCTTGTCGATGATGGCTTGAATCTGCCTAGCGAACTCGTCGTCGCTCAGGCTTTGATACTGAATTCCTGACATGCTTTGCTCCATGCTTGTTCGTTATCGTTGGACTTCATCAGAATCTCTAGCAGTTGCTCAACGGCAGGCCGATAAGGCGCGAGCACGGTGTTCTTGCCAGTGATCCAGTTGTATACAGTCTGACGCGATGCGCCCGTGATCTGGGCGATGCGGATGACCGAGAAGTCCAAATGTACGGCCCAACGCCCGAGTTGACTCCCGAGCGTTTTGGGTGATGCCTTTACGGCCTTAACAGTCTTGACTGAATAGGACATGGTGGAAGGGGGCCGAAGCCCCCGGTTGATTACTCATCGTCCCACTGAGCCGCGAGCTTAGCCAGATTCGGCTTGCCTGCGGTTGCGGGTTCTTCCGACTTGCTCTTGCGCTTGGTCGGCGGGGCGTTCTCTTCTTCCTCGGCTGCGGGCGCCTCGACCTTAGCCTTGGGCTTGGTGCCCTCCAGGGCCAGGGGAGCCGCGACCTTGTCCGTCTTGGCCACCGTCATAGTAACGGCGCGCTTGGCGTCTTCGGTCTGCCCCTGGCGCACGGAGCTTTCGTACTCCTCCTCGGTCAGCCAACGCATCGGCTTGAAGAAGAGCTTGGGCGCCTCGGCCTTGGTGTCGAACTGCATGCGGGTGACCAGCGTCTCGGGACTCACGCCTTGTGCGGCGAGGTAGCGAGCGTAGGCTTGCAGCGGGCGCTTGTCGCCTTCCTCCTTGCCGAAGATCGACGTGGCGGGCAACTGCAACTGCATCACATCGCCGTCAATATCATTAGCAAGAACAACAGCGAGGCGCTGACTAAACCGGCAGGCACGAGACTCGCCCATACCGGAACCCTTGACGTTCTGGGGGCAGGTCGCGCAGCGATCCGATTGCTTGTTCGCAGACTCGGGGCTAGGCGTCTCGCCATCCGCAGACCAGCAGTCCGGGCCAGAGAGCGTCTCGCCGTCGTACGCCTTGGCGTAGAAGGTACGACCAATCTTGGGGGCGGCGTTGACGACAACCACGTCCAGATAGCGTTCATCAATTGCAGCGACCTCCTTGCCACCTACGAGTAGACGGAAGACGCCGCCTTTGATCGACACCCGCTTGCCGCCGCCACCACCAACGCCACCTGCGAGGGACTTGGCGAGGTCGGACAGTTCGCCTTTCTTGGCGAAGGCGGGAACATTTGAACCAGAAAAAAGAGCGATGTTGCTCATGGTGCTTTCTCCTTAACGAGGCTTGGTAACAGCGATATCGAACTCAGCAAGGCTGCTGAGTCCAGGGGGATGCAGACTGGGGTTCTCGTCCAAGAACGTCTGCATGTTGAGTTGCGCGATGCGCTTTTCCAAAAGATCGACGGCATCATGCTCGACGATGAACTTCTTGAAGCTGTCCCAGTCCTGCGTGTAGTACCGGGACTTCTCCTTGAGCGTGATCGTGCCGAAGTCGGTGCGAACAGACTTGGTACCGAGCGCCTGCATCTGATCCTTCATGGCGTTCTTCACCTGTTGCTGCTGCTCCTTGATGTTCTCGATCTGCTTGTCGAGGTCTTGCATGGCTGCGCGCATCTTGGTGTACATGCGCACGAGCTTGTCCATCGGGATGGTTTCTTCAGTCATTGCTTTCTCCTTATCTTTGTGTCTAAGAGTATACAGTGTCCAGAGTCGATTACAACCCCCTTTCTTTAATTTCGCTGTTGAACAGGTCAACGAGCAGTGCGTTGTCGTCCACCTTGGCGGTGAGCGCTTTGAACATCTTCTTCTCTACGGGTGAACCCTCGATGTGGATGACGGTCACCTTGTCTGCGTCCTGGCCCTTGCGGTCCGCCCGTGCGATGCACTGGGTGTACTGCTCCACGCTCATCAGCGGCCCATAAAAAATCACTGTGTCGGCAGCGGTCAGCGTGATGCCGTGCGCTGTAGCCGCAGGCTGCATGACGAGCACCCTCGGGTTGGACTGCGTCTGGAAACGCTTGATGATGTCGCCGCGCTTGGTGGCTGTCACGCCGCCGTGAATCTGTTCGTTGGCGATCCCGTTCTTGTTGAGGTACTCGCTGATGGCGTCGATGGCGGAGCGGAACAGGGCGAAGATGATCACCTTCCTGTCTGTCTGTTCGAGTGCTTCCATCAGCACGTTCAGGCGCGGGGTAGCGTCGAACTCAACCACCTCCTTGTTGTCGGTGTAGGCCACGCCTGCTGAGATTTGCAGGAGTTTGTTTAGCGCAGCGGCAGCGTTGACTGCCGTGATCGTCTCGCCTGCAGCCATCACCAGCATCTGGGTCTTGAGCAGGTTGTAGTACTTGGCCTGCTGCGGCGTGAGCGGCACCTCGCGGGTCATCGTCATCACGGGCGGCAGGTCAAGGCACTGCGCTTTGCTGTAGCGGATGGCAGGCTGCAGCGCCTCGAACACCTTGTCGGCAGCGTCGAGCTTGGGCGCCCACTTGAACATCGTGATCTTGTTCATCACGGCATCACGCCAAGCGGTGTAGAACTTGGGCACCCCGTTGGGGTTGACCAGCTTGGCCAGACCGTAGGCGTCCACCGGGGACTGCGACGCAGGCGTGCCGGTCATCATCCACAGGTAGGTGTCGGGCTTGAGGATGGAGGCCAGTGCCTTCCACCGCTTGGTCTGCGGGTTCTTGTAGGCGTTGGCCTCGTCCACGATCACCAAGTCAAACCTACCATCGGCCTTGACCTCGTTGGCAATCAGGCTCAGACCCTCGTAGTTGATGATGACGAACTCGTAGTTCTCTTGGATCAGTTCGATCCGCCGTGCGGCCTGGGCATGGTGCGCCACCACCGCGCTGCGGTGGATGACGCTGTTACCCAAGTCCTGCATCCAGGCGCTGTGCATGATCGACAGCGGACACAAAATCAAAACCCTCCTAACGTCGCCACGCTTCATCAGGTAGTCTGCTGCCCACAGGGCAGACAGCGTCTTGCCCGTACCGGGATCGTTGAACACGAACGCACGGCGGTGCAGCGTAAGGAAGGAGGCCGTCTCCTTCTGGTGCGTCATCGGCGTGTAGCGCCCAGGCCAGTCGTAGCGCCCATAGATGGGCGACGGTACGTTCTTCACCCCCAGGTTGCGCAGCACCCGCGCTTCGTCCAGGCCCCAGTACACGGCTACGTCGTAGCCGCCACCTTCACGGGGCAGTGCCTTGCTCTTTGGGATGAGGGAATACTTATCCGGGTTGCGCGTCTTGAAGACGAGCAACCGGTTCTCAACGACTTCCATGCTTTCTCCTGTTGTTACTTGTCCCCGCGATTGGCCTTGACGCTGCGCATGCGCAGGTTGGTCTTCGCGGAGGTGCCGCCCTTGCTGAGCGGTCTGATGTGATCTACGTCCTTGCCGTCACCCTTCTTGGCTGCACCCGTCTTCTCCATCACGCGCCGCGCCTTGACGCGCTCGGCTCGGTTGGCGATCTGTTCGGGCTTGCCGTGGTACTCGGCGTATTCCTTCTTGTAGTCACGCGTGGCCATGCTTGGCTCCTAGTGCTTGGGGTTGAACGTGCAGGTGGCCACAGGGCACCACCCGCACAGAGGGGACTGTGATGGGTTCCACACCTCGGTGGCGTGCGCTGCTTCGAGCTTGGCCACACGCTCACGGTAGCGCCACCACGCTTCCTCAGCCTCACCGCGCAGCATGGCGTGGGTGGTCATCGACTCCTTGACGAGGAAGAACAGCGCCGACTTCACCTGCCTGATGTGGGGGAAGTGCGTGAACACCATGAGGGACATAAGGATCAGTTGGTCCCGGTCGGGGTACTTGTTGTTGCCCGTTTTCCAGTCCACCACCTTGGCGGTCAGGTTGTCGTCGTCAATGATCAGCAGGTCGGCGATGCCGCGCACCCACCGGTTGGGATCGTTGAAGCCGCAAGGTTTCAA